GACATACCTTTCTGGGGTGACGACTAATAATTTAACAGGCCCATTTCTCTCAGAAGTCGCTCTTGATCCTCGATAAATTTCATCTGAGTGTCAACGACTTCTGGGTACATAAACTGCGCCTCACGCCCAATATCTATAGCCCTTCTAATGCCAGCAGGTTCCTGACCTGCGGCAATTTTTTCTGCGTATGCGTCTGGAAACGCCATATATCTATCTAAGGTTATACCATATCCACCTCTATAAGCATCAGGCTCGCCAATTATATCAGGATAAGTCGGGTGCGGGTTTTCTAAGTCGGCAAGTCGACGCACGGTAGGCAATCCACCTTCTGGGGCTAACAAGCTAATCGCGCCGCCCGTTCTCCCATACGGCATAAATCTTGTTTCTGGAAGTGACACAGCGGCCCTTACTGATCCTATGTCTGGGAAGCCAGCTTTTTGCGCTTTGCTTTTCGCCACAGTCTCAACAAATTTCAAACGCTTTGCCCCAGCGCCTTGTGTCTGGCTGTCTTTTTGTAGCCACGCAATCAACTTGTCGGGGTCTTTTGATCCGGGGTAATCAGGGAAACGATCTTTAATTTCGTCATCAAAGGCCTTTCTGTCAGCGGCTTTGATTTTAGACCCCGGCAATGCTCTTGCTATTGTTTCGGCAGTATCAAGAGAAAAGTCAGCGGAACGCTCCGCCATATTTGATGTGACTAGGTTCACAGGGGCATCAAAATCGTAACGCTGATTTTCTGGTATATCTTCAATAATCGTTTTTTGCTTACCAGTTACCGGGTCTATTATGGGGCGAGACCTCTTTCCTTGACGCAACAACTCGACCTGATTTGCCATAGAAGAAATTGCGCTAGATGCAGACGACCAAGCGCCGCGTTTTGATCTCATAAAATCATCGCCGCCTTGCTGGCTGGTGGCACCATACAACGGCTGGTCGTTCATGCTCACAAGATCGCCATAACCGGTTCTGTCACCAGCGGCTTGAACCATCCACTGCCCTTCAAAATCTTCTGGTGAAACACGCACCTTATCAACTAGCAGGCCGGGGGCTGGCGGCAATCTAACAGAAGACATCTCTTCAATCGGTGTGCCGGTCAACAGCTTGTTTATTCTTTTAGGCTCCATATAAGGATTACCATCAGCATCAAGCAAAACGCGGCTACCATCAGACAGCAAACCGGTCTTAAAGTCGACACCGCGAAGCTCGTCTCTAACAATGTATGGTGTCTTGCCAACAACTACAGGCGGCTGATTATGCCCTATTTTCCCATACCCGCTACCGAGTATTGTCTCGTTTGGTAGCGCCCTCGCAGTCGCAACGGCTGGTGCGATTGTTGACGTAGCGGGGACAGCAAGCGGGTCAAAGCTAATCCTGTCACCCTCTTCAGTCACAAGCTCGCCAGTGCCGCCGGTGGCAATATCTAACCCTGCCAGTATCTGCTCATTGGCAGACTGGCGCATAGCCTCTGGCATAGCCTTGGCGGTTTCGACGGGGTCTGACAGCAAACCGGCGATAGCTTGATACGCGGGCATGTATTCAAGCCCAAACTCAGGCTCGCCGTATACGCCCTCGCTGTATTGCGGGTAAAGCACGCCGTCGGCGTCCAAATAAGTGGTCTCAGGCGCCTCAATTATTGGCCGACGCATAGGCGAGAATAGGTTGCCCAACAGGCCGAGGTAACGCTCGTCCTGCGGCAAGAAGCCGTATTCGTACTCTTGTGCCATCAAACCACCCAGCTATTCTTCGGTTTCAGTGTGCGATTGTGATTATAACCCCTTGAGTAGCCACCAGCAACCGCACCCTGCCCCGCGAAGGTCAGCACAAACGCGTCCGCCACGTCGGGCGACCTTTGGCCCCTACGCTTCATCTCGTCCTTGCTCTCGACCTTTAGCTTGCCGGTCGACAGGTATTTGTACCGTATGCCAGATAATTCCGCCATCAGCGTGCCGTCGTCCGGTATGTGGCAATCTCGCGCCTCAAACCACTCGCGGCACGACCAAAACAGCTCATCGCGCAACCGGTTGAAGCGATCCTTTAGCGACGCAGTCTCGGATACCGACACGGCTACCGCGGGCATGTCCAGCTCGCGTAGGCGGTCGGCCAAGCCCGCGCCCAAGCCGATTGCGTCAATGTATATCGCCTGCGGGCGCATGCTGTACGGCACGGCGTCGTATTCCGACAGCACGATACCGGCCAGCTCCATCAGGTCTTTGTTCTGCCACGTCTTGATCGGCTCGACCAGCACGTTGCCCTGACGCTTCGCCAGTGCCGACCGGTCGCCGCCAAAGCGTGCGACGTCCAAGCCCCACACGACCGGCGTCGTTGGCCCCGCCTCGACGTCGCGTGTCACGGCGTCCTCGATCAAGTGCAACGGTAGCAACACGTCGTCGGATTGCGTCGGAAACTCGCCCAGCACGCGCACCTTAAACACGTTACTCTCGGCGCCGTATTTTTGCGCCATCTCGTCGATAAACTTAGGGTCGACGTACTCGCCCTCTTCGCACGACACAGTGATGCAGTGCCACTTGTCGCGGTCATTATGGAACGCGTCGTAAAAATAGCCGTCGGATCGGGTGGGGTTCCCGCACATGATGATTTTCGCGCCGGGGGTGGATAGCGCGCCGCTGGCGGTCTCAAATATCACGTTTGGCACGCCGGACGCCTCTTCGACCACAAACAGCATGTGGGGGCTGTGAAAGCCCGCCAAGCTCTCAGGGTTTTCGCGGCGGCTGGTACGCGCCACGGCGAAACTGTCGGTTGCGCCTTTGAGCGATATCTTGTCGCTCTTAAACTCAAGCAGGTCTTTGAACGCCGACGGCATATTGCGCGCCCAGCGGTCTATCTCTGTCCATAGCACGTCGGATAGCTGGTGGGCGCTGTTGGCCGTCACGGCTACTTTGCACGGGTAGTGGGTCATCAGCCACCACAGCACGACCCAGCTCTCAAATGCGGTCTTTCCGACGCCGTGGCCGGATTTGATGGCGACACGGTCGTGCTTTGCTATGGCGTCTAGCGCCTGCGCCTGCCATTTTTGCGGCGTGGCGTGCAGTACCGTCTCAACGAATAGGGCGGGGTCGGCGCGTAATGCGGCTATTGCTTCGACGGTGGCGTGGGTGTCAGTCATGCGTCAACTCCGACGGGGGGGTGTAGGGGTATATATTTTTCTTCCCGCCCCCCGCGTGTGCGCTGACGGGGGGGGTTAACCGAATTTTGGTTAATTTCCGGCATAATTGCAGAAAATGTCGCATAACGTATATTATGTTTTTTCGGTATGTAACAAAAACAATGACTTACAAAGCCTGTGGATAACTTTTGCGTCATTTGCCCTGTTTTGCCTGTTTTTTGTGCATCTTTTTGTTAACCGATTTTTGGTTAATTTCATCGCGCGCGCGTACTTTATCATGTGTGCTTTCTTTAATTTCTATAGCTTTAGCCTCAACGACATCGGCGTGCTTTAACTGAGCCGCTTGGTTGACTTGCTGTAATAAATCGAGATACGACCCACCGGCCTCATGCGTTACGTCGACCTGTTGCTTGTCGCCGTAAACCTTTGGCAATAACCTAGCCGCCGTCCACTTGTAGTTGTCAGCGACAAGCCTAGCCGCTTGCGGGTCTATCTCACCGTTAAGAACACGCCGGTTTATCTCGTCGAGCTGGTCAGCGTATATCATGCCGCGAGACGATAGCGCGTTCATATATTTGCGCTCAAAGTCCTTGTCGTTGTAAATCTTGTTCCAAGCCGTACCCCAAGCTGGCATGTCCTTATCCTTGCACACTGACTGCCCAGACCGGCCTGACGTGACACGCTCTAAAAACTCTGACCAAACCTCTTCGGTGATCTTATGAGACATCGTCGTCCTCTTCAAAGTCGTCATCTTCAAAAGTCACAATCAGCGTCGGCTTGTCCTCGATGATAAGTAGCGGGTTCTTGCATAGGCTACACACGATTGACTGCATGCCCTCATAGACGAACCCCTTAGTCTCTTCCTGACACCAGTCACAAGTCACCGGGTCAGTGAAGAAATGCACCACATGCCTTTCGCCGAATTTGATTATCTCAGCCATCCACGTTCACACATTCTGCCGCGCACGCCAGATAACCGGCACCGTCGACATAGTTGTCATCGTGATACGGGTTGCTCTTAACCCGCGCTATCTTCAGCAACGCCATCATCACGCCAACATCCTGCGGCTCAACCTTATGCCCCAGATGCGTCGACCAGTACGTCGCAATAGTCATAAAGTTGTCTTCCATATCGCCGTGATCGTTTGCGCGATCTTTCGTCACATATGCCTTTGCCGTATCCAAACACTCTGCACGCTTCATTCCACATTTTCCTTTACGTCTATCACTCTCAAACCACACACGATGCAATCGTATTTCTTCTTGTACCCGTCATCGCTGTCTATCAGCATAAGCGAGTGGCACCGCGGACAACGCTGTTGCGATAACAGCCGTGCCATTGAACCGTCGCCCTTTTCAATCTTCGTCATCGCTACCCTCGCTAAACGGCACCGAGAGCGTCGCTATGGGCGCATAGCCCCGCATTAGCTCTCTTGGCCACACGTCGACCGTAATGCCCGTCTCAGACCGCTGTACGTTGACCGTCAGGTTCCTGACGTCGATCCACGTCGACTTGCCGAGCAACATGTACTCGCGGTCTTTTACAACGTCATCACGCTCAGTTTCGTAATCCATCAAAACGGTATCTCGTCGTCTATTAGTTTCGCCGTCTTCGTCACGCTCTCGACCACGGCGCCGGGAAACACGTTCTTCGCCTCATCGACAAACGCCTTGGCCTGCTTTTCCTTTAGCCACTGTTCCAAGATCACACCGACCTCGTCAACAGTATAAACGGTCATCTCGCGATTGTCCTGCTTTACCTTACCCGCCTCATACCCATTAGCCGTAATCGCCAGCACCGTGCCAT